TATGTCGATGCAACCACTGAAGTAAAAAGAGATCAAAATTATTTTAAAGATTTTCTAACCAAAGAAAATAAAAACGAATATATGTCTGCAAAAAATATTGCTAATGTCTTAGATTTTTATCTTAAAGACAAAAACGAACGAGATCATTTTACCGGAACGTTAAATAAACTAGATATAAAAAGTAAAGAGGTGCCTGGTAAAAGGTACAAGACATATAACTTCTCTGATGTTGTAAATGAGTTGACTAAAAAGAATAAAGGTAAAAAGGTAAAAGGAGAGACATTATCTTCAACAGAAAGACTAAAAGTTGAAAATAGACTAGATCCAGAGCTTTATAGTGCGGTATTAAATACTGCTAAAAATAGAATTAATTCTCTTTTAAAAGAAGAAGATTTAAAACTGGGTCTAAAAATAGCACCACGTTATGTATTAGATGATATAGGACACACTGTTTCAATAAAAGAAACCGATAAATTTCAAAAATTATTTAAAAACTCAAATGTCAACAAAATAAATTCTTTGGTTTATGAAGATCCTTTAATTAACCAGGAGGTTAAAAAAGTCACGGGCTATGAGTCTAAACATAATAAATGGTTTAAAGAATTAAATGATATGGTGGGTAAAGAAATAACAAAAGATCAAAGAGTTCGATTAAAAGACATTAAAGAACAAATGGAAGATAATTATTCAGAGTTGGTAGAGAATATTGGTGATTTTGATAAATTAAAAGCTATCCTTAAACAAGCAAGACCAGATTTAAAAATTTCTGATTCATATATAAAATATCTCACAGGCCATACTGATCGTTTAGGTCAAGTAGACATTAAAATTCCTAAGGTGGGAGAAAAATTTAAATCAGAAGATATTTTTGTAGATATGAGCAATGTAGATGAAAAATATATAATCGGCTATATAGATAAGATTAACCCTGAAGCTAAATTCTTTAAGGATCTATCTACAAAAGAAAAAGAAATTTATGAAGCAAATGTAATAGCTCAAAATGCGGAAATATTGGGAGATTATTTTAGAAAAATAGGTGTCCCTGAAAGTCAGATTAAATCTATGCAAGATGAATTTTATTATCCCATTTCATCTAAAGAATGGAAAGTGAGAAAAGCTACAGGAGGACCAGTATATGGCAAATACGCGAAACAAATCGCAGGTATATCCTAAGACCTGGCTCCTGGCGCCTGAAGCAGGACCCACGCCTCAGGGGTTGAATATTAATTATAATACTGTTAAAACAGTAGAATTGGAGAAAACAAATGGCAGACAAAATAGACAAGTCCTTAACACAAGGGCCAAGAGGAACCGTTAGACTTCCGGGTGATGAAGAGGTACAAGAAACAGTACAAGAAGTTGCAGTAGAAGAGCAACAAGCACCAGGACCTGTAGAGACAACCGAAAATGAAGATGGATCAGTTGAAATTAATTTTGATCCTAATGCCGCTTCACCAGAAGGTGGCGATGAACACTACGCAAACTTAGCAGAATTTTTACCAGACAATGTTTTACAAGAAATGGGAGCAGACCTTTCTCAAAAATATATGGACTACCAAATGGGTAGAAAAGATTGGGAAAGAACTTATACAACAGGTTTAGATTTATTAGGTTTCAAATACGATATGAAGACGGAACCTTTTCAAGGAGCAAGTGGTGCAACGCACCCAGTTCTTGCAGAAGCTGTCACACAGTTTCAAGCTTTAGCTTACAAAGAATTATTACCAGCAGACGGGCCAGTTAGAACAGCTGTGATTGGAGCACCTAATCCAGAAAAACAACAGCAGGCTCAAAGAGTTAAAGATTTTATGAATTACGAGCTCATGGAAAAAATGAAAGATTATGAGCCAGACTTTGATCAAATGCTATTCTATTTACCTTTAGCAGGATCGGCTTTTAAAAAAGTTTATTATGATGAACTTGAAGGAGAGCCAACATCAAAGTTTGTACCTGCAGATGATTTGATTGTACCGTACACAGCTACCTCATTAGACGATGCGGAAGCAATCATCCATCGGGTAAAAATTTCTAAAAACGAATTAAGAAAACAACAAGTCGCAGGCTTTTACAGAGACATTGAGTTGGGCCAACCAAGAAATGTTGAAAGCGATGTAGAGAAAAAAGAGAGAGAATTAGAAGGCCAAAGAAAAACTCAAGATGATGACGTTTATACTTTGTTAGAGTGCCACATTAATTTAGACATCGAAGGTTTTGAAGATACAGATGAATCAGGTGAGCCATCTGGAATTAAGATACCTTACATTGTAACAGTTGAAGAAGCGACAAGAAACGTTTTAGCAATTAAAAGAAATTACGAAATTGGGGATCCGAAAAAAAATAAAATAGATTACTTTGTCCACTTTAAGTTTTTACCTGGACTAGGTTTTTATGGTTTCGGTCTCATCCATATGATTGGTGGTCTGTCTAGAACTGCAACTGCAGCTCTTCGTCAATTATTGGATGCGGGTACGCTCTCCAACTTACCCGCAGGATTTAAGATGCGTGGTATTAGGATTAGAGACGACGCACAATCAATTCAACCTGGTGAGTTTAGAGATGTAGATGCTCCAGGTGGTAACTTAAAAGATTCATTTATGATGTTGCCATTTAAAGAGCCTTCTGCAACTTTATTAAACTTAATGGGTATCGTTGTTAATGCAGGTCAAAGATTTGCATCAATTGCAGATTTACAAGTAGGTGATGGTAATCAACAAGCCGCTGTTGGTACAACTGTTGCTCTTCTTGAAAGAGGAAGCAGAACTATGTCTGCTATCCATAAAAGAATTTACTCTTCTTTAAAATCTGAGTTCAGATTATTAGCAAGAGTATTCAAGTTATATCTACCACCGGAATATCCGTATGACATTGTTGGGGGTCAAAGATTGATTAAACAAGCAGACTTTGATGATCGGGTGGATATATTGCCAGTTGCTGATCCCAACATCTTTTCTCAAACTCAGCGTATTTCCCTCGCACAAACAGAGTTGCAGCTGGCAACCTCAAATCCGCAAATACATAATTTGTATCAAGCTTATAGAAATATGTATGAAGCGTTAGGTGTAAAAGATATTGATACGTTATTAATCAAACCTCAACCACCTCAACCATTGGATCCTGCTTTAGAAAACATTATGGCTTTATCTGGAAAACCTTTTCAAGCTTTCCCTGGTCAAGATCATAGAGCTCACATAACTTCGCATTTAAATTTTATGGCAACTAACATTGCTAGAAATAATCCGATGGTTATGGCAACTATGGAGAAAAATGTTTTTGAACATATTAGTTTAATGTCTCAAGAACAGATTGAATTAGAGTTCCCTCAGGAATTAATGCAGCTTTCACAGATGACTCAGATGGCGCAACAGAATCCACAGCTTCAACAGCAGGTAATGCAGATGTCTCAAAAGATAGAAGCAAGAAAAGCTGTGTTGATTGCTGAAATGATGGATGAATTCATGAAGGAAGAAAAAGCAATTACTTCTCAATTTGATAATGATCCAATTGCTAAGCTAAGATCTAGGGAGTTAGACCTTAGAGCGATGGATAATCAACGTAAAAAAATTGAGGGACAAGAGAAAATTAATCTTGATCGTATGAAAGCGATGATGAATCAACAAGAACATGATGACAAACTTCAACAAAATGAAGACTTGGCTAAAATGAGAGCTAATACTTCAATTGAGAAGACAATACTTAGTAAAACTATGCCAAATGTAGATAAAATGATACCAAGTATTGAAATTCAAAAGTACAAAGGAGAAAACAGATGACATTAAACATCAAAAAAGCGATAAAAAAACCTGGAGCACTAAGAAAATCTCTTGGTGTTAAAAAAGGTAAGACAATACCCGCTTCAAAGTTAAAAGCAGCTGCTAAGAAACCAGGAAAACTTGGACAAAGAGCAAGATTTGCTATAACATTGGGCAAATTAAGAAAAAAATAGGAGGATACATGGCAAATAAAGTTTATCCAGATAAAGCATTGGATGTTAATAAAGATGGTTACCTAAAAGGTGGCGTTGATATTAAAACTCCAAGTCAAAATTTGGAATGGGACACTAGATCTAAAACTTGTGCAGATGGAATACAAAGAAACGTAATTCCAACTGGCGATCAGGTTGAGGTTAAAGGTACTAGAAGAATGCTTAAGTCTAAAAGTAAAAAAGCAACTTGGTATTAGTATGTGGTTTAGTGCTATTAAGTTAGCCGTATCTGCTGGCAGTAAAATTTATGCTAACAGACAGAAGGCAAAAATTGCGATGTCCGATGCGCAGTTATTACACGCAGAGCGACAAGCTCGTGGCGATGAAGCTTACCAAGGTAAACTTCTAGAATCGAGAGACAAAGACTTTAAGGACGAGGTCGTTCTTGCAATTCTCACGTTGCCCATTTTGGTGCTCGCATATGGGGTCTGGTCGGATGATCCGGCAGCTATGGAAAAAATTAAAGTGTTCTTTGAGCATTTCCAGGCACTTCCGGGCTGGTTTACAAATTTATGGATTCTCGTCTGCGCCAGCATTTTTGGTATAAAGGGTACACAAATATTTAGGAATGGGAAAAAATAAGGTAGACAATTATAATTAAAAACAATATAAATAGGTTAAGGAGAAAAATTTATGAGACAAAACGGTGTTAGATCAAATGTCAGATTTCCATACGGAAAAGGCGGATCTTCTAAAAAGAAAAAACAAGGTTACACAGATAGAAAAGATGAATCTATTGCTATGAGAATTAAAAAGAAAAGAACTCCTGCACAGTTAAAAGCTAGCAGAGATGAGTCTTATGGTAAATGGGGAT